TAGGCGTTAGTAGAGATTACCCATATTTAGCACCTGCTTTACAAATTTCTGCTCATACATCTGTTCCGTTGTTTAAAAGAAAAGATAATATAGCTACTGTAAATAACAGACCATCTGGCTCTATTTGGATTAAAACAACTGCTATGAATAATGGTGCTGATTTTATCATTAGCACTTATAAATCAGCATCAAAATCTTGGGTTCCTTCAACAGTTTCTGTTTATCCAACAGGTGCTGCTGCACTAGCAGGGTTAGATTCAACAGGTGGCGGATTGCGTATTGCAGGTAACACGATCTTTGTTAAAACTAACGAAACCCAAGCTACTCCTAATAGTCTTGCAACTTATACAGCATATCGTCGTGTTGGTGTAGGTGCTACTAGAATTGAATCTGAAGAAATTAGTGTTGCTAATTTTCCAGGTGGTAGTGGTGCTGCAGGTGATTATGAATTTACTATGTATGAAAGCGTAGTTGGATCGTCAGCATTACAAAGTAGAGTAGTATCATTCCATATTGATGCCGATAGTGCAACAGCTCAAATTATTGATATAATTTTAACTGCAATTAACACTACGACAACTACATCAAACGTTTCTGCAGTTCATGTAGGCACTTCAAAAATTGCTATCATACATGCAACAGGTGGAGATATTGAATTTGCTAACGGTGATAATAATCCAATCACCTTGTTGTTCTCTACAACAAAAACAGCAAACTTTTATCAACACTCAAATGGAGCCTATTACATTGCTAGTTTGTGGACAAAATTTGCAGCTGATAAATTATCATCATTTATTACTCCAAAAGGTTCACAACCAACCGCTGGTCCAGTTAATGGCCAACTTTGGTATGATTCAAAAATTGAAGAAGTTGATATCTTAGTTCATAATGGAACTACTTGGGTAGCACATCGCAATTTTGATCACGGTGACGGTTTAGGTTTAACTGATGCAGCTGGCCCAAATGTAAGTCCAACTCGTCCTCTTTACCAAAAAGATGGAAGTGAATTAGTCAATGGCGATTTGTGGATTGATTCGTCAGATACTGACAATTATCCAACAATTTACAAATTTAACAACTTTTTAAAATCTTGGGAGTTAGTTAATAAAACTGATCAATCTACCGAAGATGGTATTTTATTTGCTGATGCAAGATGGAGCACCTCTGGTACGTTAAGCGACCCTGCAACACTTACTGCGTTGTTAGGCGGACTTAATTTACCATTAGAAGAAAGAAACGCAGCTAATTTCTTAGACTTTGATGCACCAAATCCTGCATTATATCCAAAAGGTATGTTGTTATGGAATTTACGTAGAAGTGGATTTAATGTTAAAAGATTCCACACAAACTATGTTAACAAATTAACACGTAATACTAGATATAACAACGAAACTATGTCACTGTATTATACAGATCGTTGGGTTTCTGAAGCAGCTAACAATGAAGATGGATCAGGCGCATTTGGTCGTGTTGCACAACGTAAAGTTGTAGTTCAATCATTACAAGCGTTAGTTAATGCAAACCAACAAGTTCGTGAAGAAGAAAGAGTTCTTAATTTACTTGCAGCACCTGGATATCCAGAGTTAGTTGGCGAATTAAAAATCTTAAATTATGATCGTGGTATTACTGCGTTTGTAATTGCTGATACACCTGCTCGTTTACCGTCTGATGCTACTTCTTTAAGTAACTGGGGTAACAACACAAGTGTTGCAGTTGAAGATAATGATCAAGGTTTAGTATCAGCTGATCCGTACATGGCGTTCTTTTACCCATGGGGTTATTCAAGTGACAATATTGGAAACAACATTGTTGTCCCTCCAAGTTTTATGATGTTACGTACTATTGCATTAAGTGACAATATTAGTTATCCGTGGTTTGCTCCAGCTGGAACATCTAGAGGCGTTATTAACAATGCAACATCGGTTGGATATGTAGACGGCGAGGGTGAATTCCAAGCAGTTGCGTTAAACGGCGGACAACGTGATACATTAGCTAGTATTAAAGTTAACGCGCTTACATCTATTGCAGGTGCCGGAGTAGTTAATATGGGTCAATACACTCGTTCTTCAACAGCAAGTGCATTAGACCGCATTAATGTTGCACGTTTAGTAGTGCATTTGCGTAGAAAATTTGCATTATTAGCTAGACCTTATTTATTTGAACCAAATGATGATGCTACTCGTAAACAAATTAAAAATGCTGCAGAATCTATGTTAATTGAATTAATGGGCCAACGTGCAATTTACGATTACATTGTAGTGTGTGATAGTTCTAACAATACACCGGATAGAATTGATCGTAGCGAACTATGGCTTGATGTTGCAATCGAACCAACAAAAGCAGTAGAATTTATTTACATTCCATTGCGTTTGAAAAATACTGGCGAAATTAAAGGTCTAGGATAAGGAGAGAGAAATATGTCAATTGCATCATTATCAAACTTTTCAGTCCCTATAAACGGGGGTGATAACACAGGCATGTTAATGCCTAAATTAAAATATCGATTTAAAGTAACATTTGATGGCTTAGGTGTGTCAGCTGATACAACTGAGTTAACAAAACAAATAGTCGAGGCAGCTAGACCAACTGCTACGTTTCCTGATCAAAAAATTGATGTATACAACAGTATCATCCATTATGCAGGTAAACCAAACTGGGGAACAATTGCTATTAAATTACGTGACGATTCAACTGGCGTAGTTAACAAGATTGTTGGCGAACAAAACCAAAAACAATTTGACTTTTTTGAACAAAGTTCAGCTGCAGCTGCAGGTGATTACAAATTCAAAATGACAATTCAAATGCTAGATGGTGGTAACGCTGGTAACTTCTCAGAAGCAAACGTATTAGAAACATGGGAATGTTACGGTTGTTATATTACTGTAACTACATTTGGTGCGTTAGCGTATGCTGACCAAGGTACAGGTATGACAATTGATTTAACAATTCAACCTGATAACTGTGTTCAAATTGTTGGCGGCGGCATTGGCGCAACTGATACTGCTAGAAACCCTGGCACAAGTGCTGTGGGCGGAACCGGTACCGGCGGCTAATTTGCTGTTACATAAAGAGCCCGTTTTACACGGGCTTTTTTATGACTAAAATATAAACTATGCACTTTATGAAATAGATAAATATATGTATGGCATACGCAGATAATAACCTTTTAAAAACAGACCCATTCCAGCAAATAAGATGTCAGCAACACGCTGCTCGGACTTTTGTTGACGACAGTTTTAGATTACTTCCAAAAAACAAGTTCTTATTCCATGTTGCATTTAATATCAACTGGCCGGCATTTAAGGGTAAAAATATTAATTTTAGTTTATTAGAAACTCTTAAAGATGAGATTAACTTATTAGTTAAGTCAGTTGATTTACCTGCATATACGGTTACACACGAAACATTAAATCAATACAATAGAAAGAAAGTAGTTCAGTGTCAGCACAAGTATGGAGAATCATCAATTTCATTTCATGATGATAACATGGGATTAATAAATCAGTTGTGGCAAGCATACTACAAATATCATTATGCCGACCCGACTGTTGCAACTGCAAAAGGTGCGTATAATAAAACTGCAACTAAACCGTCGTCGTATATTAAAAACCCATACGGATACAATGGCCGTGTTGCACCGTTCTTCAATTACATTACAATTTATCAAATGGCTAGACATGAATATGTTAGTTATACATTAGTTAACCCAATTATTACATCATGGTCTGGCGGAAAGGTTGCATATTCAGAAACTTCTTCATCGCACGGCTTTGAAATGAAACTTGCGTATGAAGCAGTTTCATACGACACTGGGTATGTAGATTCTGGAAGAATGGAAGGGTTTGGATCGTCACATTACGATTGGACTCCGTCACCATTAACCACTGATCAATCAGTTAATATCAATACATCAACATCACCGTCATTTGCTAGAACAAGCGGGTTTGGCTCATCTGACACTACGTCAGCAACTAACGCTAATAATACTACAGCTGCTCAAAAATCTGCAGCTGCTAGCAAAAGTGCTGCATTTAATAACGCAGCATCTGGGCTTACAACCGGTAGCTTACAAGGCGTGTCTCTTCCGCAATCGTCAACTTTATCTAGAACTCAAGCAGCACAAGTTAATTTGTTAAATACGATAGTACCAAGAACAACAACTAACACTATTGCTCCAGAATATACAGCAGGACAATAACAATGATTACTAATTTACCAACCTCAGCACAAGCAGCTAGCGAAGCTGAAATTAAACAATTTTTTAATAAATTTTATACCACTGAGGTATGCTTTCCTGCTGCTGAAATTGACGCAGTAATTGGATTTTTTCAACGTCGTGAATTTGATACTACAAGTGCTAGGACTATTGCAATTGTATTATTAAATCAAGCTAGGTCCGATGATGTAAATGTGTTTACGTTATTAGAAACTCTTAAATCTATACCAACTATGCAACTGTCATCAGTTGTTGCTCAAATTTTAAATTCATATCGAGAAAAAACAAGTTTAGTTGGTTATCGCACTAGCATTAGTGATAACTCATACGAAACGAGAAATATTTTAGTATGAGTAGTCGTAAATTTGCTAAAGGTAAATACACACCTAAAAACCCGGGAAAGTATGTAGGAACAAAAATTCCGTATTATAGAAGTTCGTGGGAAATGAGTTTTATGAATATGTGTGATACAAATCCTGCTATACAAAAGTGGGCTAGCGAAGCAATAACTATACCATATAGAGATCCATTAACTAATCGTAATACAATTTATCTTCCAGATTTTTTTATACAATACATAGATAAAAATCATATTATCCACAACGAAGTAATTGAAATAAAACCCGCAAGTCAACACATATTAGAACGTGTTGGTAAAAACAAATACAACCAAGCACAGTATATTAAAAATCAAGCTAAATGGGCAGCAGCAATGTCCTACTGTAAACAGAATGGGTTAGTATTTAGAGTCATAAATGAAAATGATATTTTTCATAACGGTTCTAAATAACTTAAATAGTTATACTATATGAGGATAATTCATGACCCGCAAATTGGAAGAGCTCCTAAACTTACCAGAAAGTAAAACAATTATAAAAGACGATACACCTGCCCCACCACCTGCTACTGTTCCTCTATTTAGAAATATGGATGAATTTGACAAAATATCTGCGGCATTACCTCAAGTAAAAGGCCTAGGCGATATTAGTGATTCTGAGTTTGATGCGCTAGCACAGCGTGCAACTGATGCATATGACGACTTAATGGATTTAGGAATGAATGTTGAAGCACGGTATAGCGGCCGCGTATTTGAAGTAGCAGCAAGTATGCTTAAAAATGCAATTGATGCAAAATCTGCTAAAATAGATAAAAAACTTAAAATGATTGATCTTCAACTTAAAAAACAAAAGTTAGACAGTGATACACATCCTGAAGATACTGGCGTTAACATTCAAGGTGACGGCTATATTGTTACAGATAGGAATAGTCTTATCGAAAAATTAAAGAATATGAAATAAATATAGTATCAAGGATATATTATGAAATCATTTACACAACATTTACTAGAATCAAAACAAGTTTATGAATTTAAAATTAAAATTGCAGGAGAACCTGCAGATGAACAAATTAATAAACTTAAATGTGCATTAGAAAAATTCACAGTTGAATCTTTTTCAGAAGGCACCCGCACACCTATTCAAGAGTCTCACGTTGATTTTCCAGATCACGAAAACATTAACGTATCAACTTATAATGTTACATTAACTTATCCTGCAACTAGTTTTCAAATAAGATACCTAGCTGCAGAAGCAATGAATGTATCGCAAAGTTGTGTAAGGGTGCGAAATCTTAGAGAAGACGCCGAAACTGATATCAACCATGCGCATGATATAAAAACAGGTGAATCATTATTAGGTAAAGATTATAACAAAGAAAATAATCAAAATTTAGTAGGTGAAACCCATAAGCTAGCATTATTAAAAGAATTAAGCAAAGTTAAACATCAAGGTGAGCAATACAAAGGTGTTAACGATAAATTGTTAGCAAAAAAAGCACCTGTTGAAAAAACAACAGCTGCAAAAGTTGATAAAACACTTGGAATAATTAGCCCAATTGGATCTAGACAAGTTACGTTGCCAACTTCTAAAACAGGAAACTACTAATGGATTTTAAAGAATTAATGCAAAAAATGCAACAAATTGATGAAGGGTTAACTATAGACCCTGCAATGGAAGAATGTGATGGAATGCCTGCAGCTATTATTCAAGGTGGACATCCACCTGAAGAATCATTAAACATGAACCTTACTATTAATAGTAAAGGTGCAGACGGCATTCGTGAATTAATAGATGTATTAAAAGGTATTGGCAGCAACAATGATCCAACTGATGACCAACATGACGATAGTGAAATTGTCATTGGCGATAATTATGAGAATTCAGTTGACGATGATGCCGGTCCACATACATACGGAACTGATGCAGTTATCTTTAAAGGTAACGACATGCACAACAAAGGTAGAAAATCACTTAAGGTAAATGGTGGAGAAAATCCACAATTTCACGAATCAATAATTTCTAATCTTTCTGCGTTATACGAAGAAATTAAAGGTCGTACTGCATTATCTGAAATGTCTCCTGAAGAAAAACAAGCTGCTCAAGATGCGTTCTTTGCTAAAGGCGGCACTGTGAAACACGGAAAAAGTAAAAGAACTAAAAAAGATCGAATGATAGGTCGCCTTCCTGGAGAACACGAAAGTGGGGTTCTTCATTCTGTTGATGCAAAAGTTCCACCTAGACGTGCATCTAGACACGACCATGTTAATGTTGCTAGTAAAAAAGGAGAGATTACACCGGATTGGGAAGACAGATTAAATAGATTAGCAGCAGTTGGTGATGAAGATCGAGCACGCAAGGCAGCTGAACGTGATGCAAAAGATCGTGAAGATAAAGACAATGAAATGAAATCATTTAAAAAGTTACAACGCCTTAACAGATCATTAGTTAAAGACTTATAAGTTAACTTAATCATAACTCATAAAGCGGACATATTGTCCGCTTTTTTTTGTAAATACATAATACAAAAAAGGATTATATATGGGTAAATCGCTAGACGGTGTCCTTACAAAAAAAGCACACAAGACTGAAAAATTTGATGAGCAACAAATTAATGACATGCTGTTGTGTTCTGATACAGCTAACGGATTTTTACATTTTTCAAGAAAATTCTTTCATATCCAGCACTCAGTAAGAGGTAAACTATTATTTCAGCCATTTGATTATCAAGTTAACTTATTAAATTGCTATCACGATCATCGTTTTAATATCAATATGTTACCTCGTCAAAGTGGTAAAACAACCTGTGCATCTGCGTACTTGTTATGGTTTGCAATGTTTCATCCAGATCAAACTATTCTAATTGCAGCGCACAAATATACTGGTGCTCAAGAGATTATGCAACGTATACGATACGGATACGAACTATGTCCGGACTTCTTACGTGCAGGGGTAGTAAGTTATAATAAAGGGTCTATGGAGTTTGATAACGGTTCTCGTATTGTAAGTCAAACTACTACTGGTACTACAGGACGAGGTATGTCTATTTCGTTATTGTATTGCGATGAGTTTGCGTTCTTACAACCTAACATTGCTGAAGAATTTTGGACTTCTATATCACCCACACTAGCAACTGGTGGACGTTGTATTATTACATCTACACCAAATAGTGACGAAGATCAATTTGCTACTATATGGAAAGAAAGTCAACAGTTTTTTGACGAGTTTGGCAATGAGAAAGCAGACAAAGTTGGCATTAACGGTTTTTCTGGATTTAGATCAGATTGGTGGGATCATCCAGATCGTGACGATGCATGGAAACAAGAAGAGCTTGGTCGTATAGGTGAGGAAAAGTTTAGACGTGAATACGGTTGTATTGTGCATGATTCAGTTGTAACTGTTAAATGGCCATCTGGAAAAATTGAAAAACTAACAATGGGCGATATTATGCGATTATTAAGTTCATAGTATATGACGAAATGATAAATACTAGCATGTATTATGTATATATTTATAAAACCCCAATTAACATCACAGTAAGTTATATGAGTATTTTAGCAAATCAACCTTTTTATATTGGGAAGGGCCACGGTAGGCGATATAAAGATCATTTATCAGAAACTGCAGAAACTACGTGTAATCATTTAAAAGTTGCGGTAATTTCTAGATTAGTCGCGCAAAATCTAACTCCAGTTATAGAAATGTATCAAACTGAGTTAACAGATGCTGCAGCAAAGGCTCTTGAAATTGATCTGATTAACCAGTACGGCCGATTAATTGATCATGCCGGCCCGTTAACAAATAAAACACTAGGCGGAGATGGGTGTACTGGATTTAAACATACTGAAGAAACCAAACAATTAATGAGTATTCAGAGAAAAGGAACCATTCCATATAATAAAGGTATCGCTCGTCCAGGAATTGGTGGACGTACATTAGGTACTAAATGGTCTGAATCTGAAAGAGAAACTCAACTGTTAGTTAGAAGCCAACCAGGTTATTATGAGTTTAACAAATGTCCTATAAGAGCAAAAAAAATAAGTGACTCCAAAAAAGGAAAACCTGGATCAGCAAAAGACAAACAATGGTTTAATAATGGAGTTATTGAGACCTATAAAGATATATGCCCTGACGGATTTGTTAAGGGAAGACTTCCTAGATTACAAATATCAAAGAGAGGCATGTGTTGGTATAATAATGGAGTAATTAACAAACAATTTAAAGAAGGAACAGAACTTGATGGATTTACACGCGGAAGAATTAATAAAAAATAAGTTAGGATTAACGGTGCTAACTGACACCGGCTGGAGCAAGTTTGACGGAATCTTAGTTAAAGGTGTTAAAAAGATACTTCATGTAACTACACAACGTCATTCACTTAAAAGCACTCCTGATCATAAATATTTTCTTAATGGGTTTAAACCGATAGAAGGTAGATTATTATTGCCTAAACAAAAAATTTTAGTTAATGGCAAACTTGATAATGTCGTGTCTGTTAAGTGGCTGTTAGATGAAGAACCAGTATACGATCTGTTTAATGTTGAACAGAATCACAGGTATTATGCAAATAACGTTCTAATCAAAAATTGCGAATTTTTAGTATACGACGAAACTCTTATTAACAGTTTAAAATTAGTAGAGTTATACGGTAAAGAACCACTAATGAAAATGGGGCAAGTTCTCT